CTTCTTACTGTTCCGCCTTTTTTAAAATAAGGGGCGTCGGGTAATAATTCCTTTTTACTAGCGCGAGGCGTCTTTCTTGACCAACCTTCGCCTGCCTTAAGATTTTCAATTTTTTCCGCCATTTCTCTTTTCTTTTCTCGTAATTTTTTGTAGCTTACTCCATATTTCCTTTTAGCCCATCCTTCTACTCCTTTTTTTATTTCTCCAGGGCTTCGATCTATGAATTTCTGTGCTTTTTCGTCCCATCCTAAAAGTTTCAGACCTCTTTTTACTCTTCCACCTTTACCGTATTTTTTTAATTTTCTGTGCTCTTCAAATTGTTTTATTATTTTTCTAATCCTTGAACCTTTTGGGCTTTTTCTTAAAGTTTCTTCTCTTGCTTTAACCATTTTCTTTTTTAATTCCGCTGCTTTTCTTATTCCTTCTAATACTTTTCCACCTCTACTAAATTCTGGAATATCACCTGGATCTCCTCCATGTTTACGAACATTATCTTCTACCCATTCGTCATATAGTTCTTGTTTTCTTTCGGCTCTACCTTTCTTTCCTCCTGTCATTTTTTCAATTAACTTTTTACGTTCCTTTAAAAATGTCTTTGGGTTTTTAATGTTTTTGCCTTTGAATACATCAGTTAGATCATACTGTTTACCTTCACTTTTAAAAGCTTTGAATCCTTTTTGTTTTTCTTTAGACATTCGATTAATTTTTCTAACGTATTCGTATGCCTTTCTATATAAATATTTTTTTACCATGATTCCTTCCCGAGAATATTCTAATATTGCACTAAACTACTTCTTTTGTCCACTACTTTTTGCTGTCTGTTTTATCTTTTCTCTAGCAATTCTTCCTCGTAGTTCTGCTATGTCTTCGTTAGACTCTATTTTAGCTTTATCAGATTCCTCCTTTTTACCTATTTTTACTTTATCTAAATTAATCTTTTGTTGTCCTTGTTGTTGTTTAGCCGCTAAATCTTGTTGTTTAACATTTATTTCTTTATCCTTTAATGCCACTAACGGATCTGGTTGATCGGATCCTGCTAACTGTGCACCTAATTCTTTCATGTCTTTTGTATATTGAGATATAAACAATGCTTTTTGAAATTCCTTTTGATTTGGATCCTCTATATTTTGAGCATTTTCATCGGCCTTTAATGAAATATGCTGCATAACGTGTTTTTGTAATGCGATCGCTAGTTGAGGTAACTGTGCCACAATAGGAGAAGCTCCTTGTAATAAATGAGCATAAATATGTGCATCATGGTTTTGACCAGGAAACGCAATAATTTCTCTTCCATCCAAAGCATCCGCATATTCTATTGCTGGATCTTTTGGTTCTGCTTCTGGTTCTTCCTTCAGTATTTCTTCAATGTCTTTTGTACCGATTGCTTCATACATTCTGCGGTATGCTTCTCTTACATTATGAATTCCTGGTTCTGTCTTAGCTAGTTCAAGTTGTGTTTGCGCTAGTGATATTCTTTGCGACATAGAGAATATGTTAGGATCTGATACAGGAAGTATATCTACTCTTGAATCAAAATCAGCTTGTTTAATTGTTCTTTCTCCACCAGTTATTTCATAAGGATATTCTTCTGGTAGATATTCTGTAAATACTTTCGCTAATAATTTAAATTCTAATTTTTGTGCATAGTGCAGTCTTTTATGGATAGCGGACATAACACGAGATCCACGTTCCAATAATGCTACTGTTGTTCCAACAGGTGCTTGTTGATTTGAATCTCCTACCTGTATGTCTGCAATAGCTGCAAAACGCTGTCCTGCTTGTACGCAGAAACCTAATAATTGAAATAATATTGCACTTGGTTCTTTGTAAGGAAGCATTTGAAAAGAGGCCCTTAAATCACCACCAGGTGCGTCTACATCTCTAAACTCTCCCGGTTGCAATGGTTCGTCATCATCTTTTACTCTAATTCCTTTTGTTCTAAATCCAGCTGGTAAATTAGATAAAGTACCTGCGTCAATCAATTGTCTAAGAGCAGATGTTGCTGCGCGACTTAATCCACCAATCATATGGGTTAAACCAAAGCCATAAAATCCTAGACCAGGTAAGAATTTAAAATGAACAAAATATTGTCTTTTGACTTTTTTAGGATCATCCTCACTCCAGTTACGACGAATAGCAAGTACCTTTCCATTGTTTTCAGCTATAGTCACTATATATGGAAGTTTAATACCAGTAGTGTTGCCTTCTTCATCTGTATCTTCATATCCAGCTAAATCCAAATTTACATGGAACTCTAGTAAAGTTATTTCTTCATTGTTAGCAGTCTCACTTGTTCCTTCTAAATCTCTTGTTTTTTCTTTAATGTCATCTTGTTCTTCTAAGGATGGATTAACTTCAACGTCGCGGTAAAAACCTCGAACCTGTTTTTTACGAAGATCATTATCCGGCATTTTAATTACATGTGTAACTCTTTCAGCAGATTCTAAATCTGTTGCAAGATAAGGAATTACTAAATCTTCTGCTGGAACAAATTTTGATACTGCTCTTTCCAATCCTTCGTCATAATATATTTTTTTAAAGGCAGATCCTGCAAGGGGTAAATAAAACAGCATTTGATCTACATCAGAATCATATTCATCCATTACATCGGTTATCTGATAATTCATAAAATCTTTAACTCGGCTCGCTTGCGCAACTTTTTCTTTTGTTCTTCTTCCAATTGTCTTGGTTCTAACAGGACCATCTGCTGGAAGTAATTCTTTGTATGCTTGCGCTTGAAATTGTGTTTGGGCCTCGGCTAATACTGGATGGACCACGCCGCTTGCGCCTTGAAATGGTTTTGTTCTTTCTTCGTATTTAAATCCAAGTAGATCTAAATTTTCTCTATACGTTTTAGCCCACTCAGATCTGGAGTTTTTATCTTCAGTGTATTCTCCAATGCAATCAGAACTAAGAGCTGATAAATCCCTTTCATCCATGTTTTCTGCTAGGTTGTCAGAATGACTTTCTTCTACTCTTTCTTCTTCAATTGGTGCTTCTTCATCAGCTATTTCAATTTCGACAGCTTCTTCTTGGGGCGCTTCTTCTGGTTCTTCGCCAGTTAACTGAGATTCTACTTGATTAATTTGTATGTTTTTTTCGTCGTCTTTCTTGGCCATTATTTATAAAACTCCCTTGCTTGATATAACATTACTAATCCGCCTTCTTTATACGCAGATACAGGTTCTTTTAATTTATCACCTTTTATTTCAATTGCAAACATATCATTTTTACCTTTCTTAACATCGGATGATATTTCTATGATGTCTGTTGCATAATTGACTAACTCGTCTGGCTCTCCTGTTGTTTCTCCCATTCTTTTACCTTTTAAAAATCCATAATTATTTTCTACCCATTTTTCTGCGTCTTGTTTAGAATCAAAATATTTTATAGGGTTTTTACTTTTATAGTGTCTTACAACATAAGAAGGTTCTACATAATTACCCGCTTTGTTTTTAACAGGGTGCGAATGATGCACGCTTATTGTTTTAGTAGTAGTTCCTGCTTCTTTAGCTAATTGCTCTAATTCAGCGGGCATTCTGGCTGTTTTTTTAATCATTTCGTCTGCTCTTTTTCTAGCTTCGTCTGCAGTTATTTCACCCGCTCTTGATTTCTCCATAAAATTTTCTAGTATTGTTCCGTCAGCCTCTCCTATTTTACCTTTTGAATCTCCATAATGTGTAAACATTCCTGGTTTCGCGCCTCCTGCATGAAATTGGCCAGGACTAATAGCTACATAGTCAATGTCTCCTCGCTCACGCGCGTAGCGAGCAATATATCTAATAGCACTTCTGGTACTTGTTGATTGATCTCCTTTTCCAAAAGGCATGAATCCAGTTGTGTCTTCTACTTCTCTTCCTGGTATAAATCCCTCCGCTTTTTTCTTTTCTACATTAGTGAGAGCTCGATATTCGTTGTATGCTTTAATTTTTAAATCCCGTGCTTTTTCCCATTTATTAAAATCTTCTGTTGAAGCGGCGTCTCCGTCTCTTTCTATAATATATTTTGCTTCATCCTCCACTGCTTCTGCCTCAAGATATTTTTGTTTTTTTTGTCTAACTTCGTTTATATCTACTCCTTTATATTCTTGCATTGCCTTTCCTTTTCTAACCTCGGATCTTGCTAGTTTTTGTATTTCATCCGCTTGGTGTTCTGAAATAACAAAAACTTTTTTAGGAGATCCATCTACCATGGTAGTATGTAATCCCCCGCGCAGATGCCATATACTATTGAAATATTCTTCCGTTTCCGAAAAGATATGTTGCTTCGTGTTTACTTTTTGTCCTAACAT